GACCGATATGAATATTATGTTTTTTTACGAGAAAAGGTTTATGAAAACAATAAAAGTAATACAATATCAATAATAATTGTTTCGAGCTAATGATATAGCATAAATATTATAAATGAGTAACATAAAGGCTCATATTCAAAATTTTGATAAAAGTGAAAAGGTAGTCAATACTATTGACACCCTTGATGGCACACAGCATGTAACATTTTTAACTTAAAAAGAACTAGGAGAAAAATTAGCAATATTCACCCCACCCCACGCGTAAAAAAATAAAAAAAACAATATTATATTAATATATCACACAGTGATCGCGCCCTCTTAGCTTAGTCGTAGAGCACCAGTCTTGTAAACTGGAGGTCCCGAGTTCAATTCTCGGAGAGGGCTTTGTAACCCGAACGATTTTATATATTTTAGGATAAATATATAAAAAGTTTTTATTAATAATATGTATATATACATAACACTATACAACACTATACAACACTAGACACCACCATACTAACATAAATGCAAATATTTGTAAAGACACTCACAGGAAAAACTATTACATTAGAAGTAGAACCAACCGATACAATCGAAAATGTTAAAGAAAAAATTCAATCTAAGGAAGGTGTCCCATGTGATCAACAACGTCTCATTTTTGCTGGAAAACAATTAGAAGATGGACGTACATTATCAGATTATAACATTCAAAAAGAATCTACCTTGCATTTAGTTTTACGGTTACGTGGAGGATAATATGTATTATTACAAATACAAAGAGTATAATTACTAAAAAAATTGATATAAATAATATGAAATTTATATCAATTAAAATCCAATATTACAACTCCGATATACAATATGATTAATACAAATACAGATATGAACTCCCCAGCTTATCAACGTGAAAAAAAACAAACATTTATGATATGTGTTGTTGTTATTATTATAGTTATATTATTCTTAGTGTTTTTATAAACATGTAAACCCAAAACATACAAACATACAAAACCTATAAACAACCAAAACCTACAAACTACAAAACAATTTATTCATATTTTTTATTTCTGGTTTCTCAATTTCTGCGTTAAACAACTTTATGATTTGTTCGTTATCTCTGAAACGAATCGAATAATCCTGTTGTATATTATTCCTACCAATACGACCTAATGCCTGTATAATTTTTTCCTGAGTTAATTTCATATCTTTACTTAAATAACCATGACAAAACTGATAATTTGTTCCATAAATATAATCACTTGATGCTATTATCAGGTACAACAATTGTTTATCCGCCAAATTTTTCATAATTTCTACATAATCCTGGTTCATATTTTCATGATTTACAAAGACACCAATACCCATCAATAGTAAAATCTTCCAATTATCTGACACGTTATTCAGCAACATAATTTTTTCAATAATATCATTGTCGATATTACTAGTAAATACACGTTTATTATCCATTTCTTCTGCCCATTTCGTAAAATGTGCCGGTTTATTAGGAACAAATGTTTCATTAAAATTAACTACTTTTACCATGGAATACAACATTTCCAATTCTTGTTTTATCGTTTTTATTTTTACATTGTTTTCCATCTCTCTATCATTTTTATTATTGTTATTATTTTTTGATTTTTTTCCTTTACCGTCATCCTCCTGGTCGTTTTGAGTCGTTTTACTCAACATATCTTCCATATCTTTTTCTAATCGCCCGATTTTCTCGTTAATGGTATTATTATATTGAATCGTTTCTAGGATTGTTTCCATTATCTTTGAAGGAATATGAGATTGTTGTATATAAAATTTTGCTACTTTTTCAACATCATTTGCAAGAAATATGGTTGGACCATCTGTTAACGTATATGCATCTTTTGTAGTTATATAAATAGCACTATTTCCTAGATCATCTGGAGAATTGTTATACATATTCGGTGAAATCATTTCACTATTAATTCTAGTCAAAACATTTAAACTATTTCCCTGTAGTTGTCTAACACCAGGACCTATACTAACCGACTTTTTCAATTTATTCCCTTTTTCATCAATATGGTTATTTGGTGAAATTCTTTTCGAACTAGTACTTTTTAAATATATATAAATACTACCCCACGTTCCAGGTTTAATATTACCTAATATTTTCAAATAATATTGTTTAATGGATTGCATAGTAATGTCATCTAATGATGCAAATCTTCGATTGATTTTGTAGCTATTTTGTATAAAATCCAAATCATTTACATATTTAATAAATTGACATACTTCCTTCAAATCAAAATATCGAAGCAATGTTGGATAATTTTCACAATGTTTTACTACAGCAACAACATCATCATAATCTTCATATAAATTATGAGGTAAAACAACATATCCATTTTTATTAATTAAAGGGATCGATTTAATGCAATCGTGACTAATAATACTTTCCACAAACGCATCTGGAAATTTCATTTTAAAATCACTAATAGTTGTCACCAATTCATCCTCTTTTGGTAATGTAGCAGATGATAATATCATATTTGGAATCAAATTTTCTGTCCAATTTTTTTGAATAATAGCATGAAATTCATGATTTTCGTAATCCATAGTAATAGTTGGTTCATCCCAATAAGTAATAATCTCATCACGCATATTAAACGACAACATATAATACATTGCAGGTAAATAGGATTTAATATCTGAAATAATAATTTCCACTTTATCACCTACACTATTATCCACTTTCCATATTCCACCTGATTTTGTGTTTTTAGTGTATTCTTTTGCTGAGAAATAATGCAATCGAATATCTGAAGCATCATTGCATCCGAATGCGAAAGCTATTTTTTTGTTGACAGAAATTGCTGATCTAGCCAATGCCAAACCAACATGTCTAGCAGCACAAACAAATATAATTTTATGCTGTTTTGCCAATCCAATAGGCGTCAAAGTTTTACCTGTACCAGTCGGTGCAATATACAATAATAACTTTGGTTTTGATATTTTTGATAACGCAAATATTTTTTTTTGATGTTCGTACAAAGATAAATCATTGTATTTTAATAAGTCACCATTTCTCTCGATAAATTCATATGCATTTGTAACAATACTACTAGTACTAATTTTTTCTTCATAATAATCCAATGTAGATTGGATCACTCGCAAAACATGTTTGTTTATTTTTAGAACAGCGTTCTTAATTAATTTGTACAATACAAAATAATACGATTGCCATTTTTCATTTTTATTTTTGTATAAATCCAATAAACAAGTCAAACGATCTAATAAAACTGTTTCATATATTTCATGTATTTCAATATTTTGAATTGTGTCTATACTATTATTTTGTAATCGAATCATATCCGCTTTTTTAATTTGAATATTACTAGAAACACTATGAGTTAAATATGACATATCGTACATTTTTTTAAGTTTTTGTATTTTTTCATGAAAATATTTATTGTACAAATAATCCTCCATTTCTTTGGAAAATTCTATTTTTAAAAAGGAGAATAAAGAACTGAAATGATTTATTCTAATGTTTACATTTTCAAACCCCTGATCGATCAACTCTAGTACCTTTTTTTCAGTCGCTGATACCGGGATTTCAGTAGTATCCCATTCAACTTTGGTTAATTTTCTTTGAATTAAATCCATTCTTTGTAATGTGGTTATAGTTGGTATAGTTGGTATAGTTGGTAGATATAATAACTTGTCGTTGTCTTTGTCGTTCTCGTTGTTGTCAGTTTTATTATAGATTTTATTTCGTTGTATATACTGTATATTTCATATCAATTTTATTTTAAAATTGATTTACAATAATATATTAAGATCAAATTAACAAAGTAAAAACAAAATATATATTTAACAGACAACAACACATACAACAACTTATAATACAAAAATGCCAGTTATCTACAGTATCGAAGGAAATATTGGCTCTGGTAAATCCACTTTGTTGGCAAATTTACGTAATCATTTTGAGAATCAAACAAAAGAAACCGAACAACCCGAACAAACAAGAAAGATAATATTTGTAAAAGAACCAGTAGATGAGTGGGAATCTATTCAAGATGCAAATGGAATCACCATGTTGGAAAAATTCTACAATGATCAAGAAAAATATTCCTTTCCTTTTCAAATGATGGCATATATTTCAAGATTAGCATTATTAAAAGAGGCTATAAAAAATAACCCAGAACCGGATACTGTTATTATTACAGAACGGTGCTTATATACAGACAAATATGTTTTTGCAAAAATGTTGTATGATTCTGGTAAAATAGAATATGTTTGTTATCAAATTTATAATAAATGGTTTGATACATTTGCATGTGAATTACCAATTGAAGGAGTTATTTATGTAAAAACAAATCCAGAAATTTGCAATAAACGAATTATATTGCGTTCAAGAAATGGAGAAAGTTCCATACCGTTATCCTATTTAGAGAATTGTCATACATATCATAATAATATGATTACAGTTTTACAAAGTGAAATGACTAATCGTAAATTTTTAGAATTAAATGGTAACGTGGATATTTTTGAAAATAAAGATCAAATTAGTGAATGGATTTTAGAAATTGAAAGATTTATTTTATAAACATATTATAACAAGCAGTTTATAAAATAATATAATTAAATTATTTCTCATTTTTATGATAAATAACGCCAATGATACAAATAAAAATGATACAAAAACAGGAAATATAGACAACACTATTCTTTTTTATATTTATTATCCGGAATCATCGATAGAAAGTGATGCTATAATAATTGAAAAACAAATGGAAATAGCTTTATTATCCAAGCTAAGTCAGATAAATATTGGATTGTATAATATTTCAGAAAACAATAGTACAATTTCTTCTATTATTGACAACATTACAAAAAATGCAAAGATGCGTCTGACAACACGTTATAGAATGGAAAAAAAACAAATAGAGGATTTAAATATAAATGTAATTTATATTAATAATAATTTGACAAACGTATTAGATGTATTGTTATACGAAACATATTATTTTCCAAGAAAACTAGAAGATAAAAAAAACATCAAGGGTAAATATTCTTTTGTTTTATTGAATGATGGTTATAATATGATATACAATAAAGAAAATAATATCAAAATCAAAACCGAAAATAAAATAGTTACAACAATAAAAAACGAGCTGAATCCTACTATTATTTTTACAAAAATTTCATTCAATGAAAATATTGCAAAATTATCATCGACCTATATTAGAAATATTGCAATTACTAGTAATTATGAAAAATTTGAGAGTATGATGATGAAACTAGGGTATAGTAAAAAAAATAGTGATGCTGTTTTAAATGTTATACGAAATTCTTCCAATGTTATGACAATGGGTGATATTTTTAACAAAACTACCTCTATGATGGCTGACCTTGGATCAAAATTATATACTAAGTTAAATGATACTATTAGTAATTCTAACAACGCGAACAACGCGAACAATATAAATGGAAATGGTACTGTTTATGCCATTAATGGTGGAAATAACAAACGCAAAACATCGAAACGCAAAACATCGAACCAATTCAAACAAAAAAAACAAAAAAAAACAAAAACAAAAAGAAAAAGAAAAACAAAAAAATATAATCATCACATAATATAATATACAATAAAATGGAAAAATATGTTTGGGTGCATTTATTTCATATTATTCTAGTAAGTGGGTTATTTTTATATATTGGCATCATGCAAACAAAATTGCCCAAATTTATATATCCAATTTTGATTGGTCTCGGAATAGTTATTATTCTTTATCATATTTATAAATCGATGTTTAAAAAGGACGCATGGATCAATTATATTCATATATTTATTATTGGTCCGTTATTAGTTTATATTGGATACAAAAAAGAGCAAACACCTCGTAAATTTTTTGAAATTATACTCATGTTCGCCTTTGCAAGTTTCGGATATCATTTGTATTATTTATTTAATTAGTCCTGAGAGTTATTTTAACCCTACTAGTTTGACCATCTTCTTCATTATCCATGTGGTTAATGCAAATAATATGCCACCCCATAAAGTATCTATAAATACAGTAGTCCATTTCCATTTTGTTAAAAGAGCACGAGACGTCGTTTCATATACGGCATAAATCACAATACCAAATAGGAATGCATCTTGTACTGATTTATTTGGTTGTATAATAAAGTGATATAACCCAAAAATCAAAAAAACATAACACAGAATTGTTGCAGTAATGTTTATTTTCAGTGCGGATCCTTGAACCGCTCTAACTTGATTCTCGAAATATGGTTTCATCATTGTCAAAAAGATACCATCGATTATGACAAATACTATCGCTGTTATAAGTAATTTGTACATGTCAAACAATGTGTTATATATAATAATGGAGAGATAATAAAACCCCGCGATACTAATATTCTAATAATTGGACGCCCAACCCTTTGGTCGGTTTAAATTTTAAAATATCCAATTCCCGTTTTGTAGTTGGAAACAAATCGGTACCATAAATATCTGCTAATAATAACCATTCAAACATACCACCAATATAAATAAAAACGGAAAAAAACCCTAATTTAACCAATTGTTTGTATTTGTTAAAAATAGTGATGTCGTTGTTGTTTTTACCGTAGATAATAATATGTTTTTGCCCTACTACATGTTTGTTTCGAATAAACGAATTTATTATAGACTCTTCTTTCTCTACACTAATCGTATTCGGCAACAAACATTGTTGTTCATGAATGGGCAATGTATTAATTAATATATATTTATCGGGATTTTTTATTGCACATTGTATATCTTCAAAATTAACTTTTTGTACATTATGAGTATTTCCCATAATGTACCTACTTATATTATATTTATATTTTAGTCGCATATTATAGTTATTTTATACCTATTTGACTATTTTGTTTTTTTCAATGAAATTGTACTACAATTTCAACCTTTTCCTTTTTAATACTCTTTGCTGCAGAAACAGACAACTCTTCTCTCTTCTTCCGAGTTTTTGTATTCGATCCAACACTTGAATTAGAACTAACACTCGATAATGATCCTGTTGCAGATCCTGAGCTATTTGAATCATTACTATTACCAGAAGTCTTTCTTTTTGATGTGCTGTTATAACTATTCATATCTTTTTCAATTTCATCATAATTTTCTTCAATGTAATCTACCACTTTATTTTCCAAAGCCCATTTGAAAAAATTCAGTTGCCCTATAGTTGTTTCAATGAATGTTCCCTTCACATCATCATAAGGAATACTTATTCTATCCCATCTACAAAATGGGTCAAATCGTTTTTTTGAATAAGCTTTTAATTTCAATTTATAATCCACATATACCTTGAATCTTTTTAAACTACTAGATGAGATTGATATTGAATTCGATCCTGAAGAGCCAATCCAATTATTAACATTCGTATCATTACAAATATTATATGTGGTGAAATGTTTTTTGGCATAGTTCGTTGAGAACCAATCCACTATTCGGAGAGAAATCTTAGATTCACCGGTTATAATTTTCAACATTCTCTCCATGTTGTTATTGTTTTTGTAAAATACCAATAAATTGTTTAATAATAAATCGTTTTGACTTGTATAATTTAATGAATTTTGTTTAATCTGATTATTTAACGACATATGTGATGAATTTGAAAAACTCTCAATTTCATTTGGATTTATAACACAATTCATTCTGTAAATTTAATATGTTATTGTATTATGTTATTATATTATGGATACAATTCATATTATTTATTTAAATGTTTTTATTAAAAATTGTTATTATCAGTTTCCGTACTAAGTTTTTCAATATTCGTATTCATCGGTTTCATAAATAGATCTCTATTGATTACATCTTGTATATAATTTTTTTGTGTTTGTGCTTGTGTTTCAGAATTCTGATATATAAAAGGATTCAATCCTATTTGTGAAACCATTTCACGCTCTGCCATTTTATTGTAGCTTTCTTCTCTCTTATTATTAGACGCTAATTTAAATTGATGTTCTAGAAACATAATATCATTGGTATCACTCCAATTTGTAGAATCACATTGCATTGATTGTGTGTATGCCATGCTTTCTATATGCTCATTTGTAACCGGTTGCATATCTTGTTGTGAGTCATCAGTATTTACATTATTTGATTCTGGATAAATCCGGGTATGTTTTCTTAAACTTCTCTCCATATGTTCTCCATCCCCAATAGACCATTTCCAAAATACTAAATTTTTAAAATTGTGATTCATGTATGTATGTATTGATAACTATTTTTATATAGTTAACGATATAATAATTATGATTTTTTTACTATTTGTAATTGTTTTGTAAATAAAAATGCATCTCTGTTTTGTTTTCGTCGTTTTAAATTACAATGTAAACAAGAAATTAATACGTTGTTCTTGTTATGACCTAAAGAATTATCAATCCTATCCAATGTCCATTGAAGACCTTCTCTCACTATTTCATATAAAACCAAAATCTCTTTTTTGCAATAATAACATAACAGATTCGATTCCTGTAGTTTTACTATTGTTTCTTCTAATGTTATAATGTTATTTGAATCATAAATATTTTTAAGAATGTCTTGTTGTTTGTAATTATTTATTTTTTTATCTATTTGTCGTTTCATTAATGTAATAGTATGATCATCCTCTAAAAAATGTATTTTATTTAATAAGTCTAATTGACAATTTCTCTCATAAACGTCTTCTGTAACTTTCCATTTTTGTGATTCTTTTCGTAATTTTATTTTATTTATATCATCTTTGTTTGTTAATTTTTTAATTTGATAACGATTACCAACCCCAATTATGTTTATTGTTTTTTTTGTTTCTATTGAGGATTCTTGTAATGCATCTACACCATATTTACCATGATAGTTATCTTGATCTCTATTATCTTGACTATCATTATCTTCCATAATTCAATTTATATTATTAGTATAAAAATAATATAAATTGATCTCTTTATATATGTATATACATATATATTTAATCTACAATGATGGAGCAAAATGTCGATGTTACTCAAACCATACAACCCACGATACAAACGTCAGCTACATCATCAAATTCAAAAAAAGATGAATGTATAGAATTAAAAAATATTAAATATAAAACTATGATGCTATGTAGTGGTAATCCAATAGTAGAAACGAAATCATCAAACGATTTGTCTAATTTGGAAAAATTTTTGGAAAATGAAAAAAACAATAACAAAATAGAACCATGGAGTAAACTAGATAAAACTATGAAAACAAAAAAATTAATGGCATATGTAGATAAATACAAAGATGATAATTCATTATCCAATGAAGAAGAACAATTATTAATATATTTTTTAAAAGATTGTGTAGATAAAAAAAAACTAATACGTGTTAAAGATGTCATATATGATAAAGAAACTGGAATGATAAAAAATATACCAGCGTTAAACTATAATAAACAAAAAAAACATTTCACACTTAAAAATACAGATAAACGTTTGTCCACTCTTAAAAATTTACCGAATCATAATAGAAAATTAATATCCATAAAAAACTCGGATAATGAATTTACCAACTAATACCAAAAAAGTTATTTCCTGATCTTATTCTTTCGTGTTTTGTTGATCTTTTTTTTAAACATTGTTTTACTGCGACTTTTTTTATGATTTCGCATGTTTATATTCGTCCTATTACTTCCAGCATTTTGCATGATACCTTGTGGTTTTCCTATATTTGAAATACTATTGTATGTATTATTGACAAGTTTATTAATTGTAGTTTGAAATTCACTATTATTATTATTATTGATAAGCGCATCATTTTTTATAAATATATATTTATTACTACTAGTATTAGAAAGAGTTATTTTTGTATTGATAGGAACAACTATCCCGTTGTTGTTTTGTTTATCTATAATCGTGGTATTTTGTAATAGTTTAAAAACAAGATTTTGTTTGCTATCTGTACCACAATATTCTCCATACATACCAGATGCACTTATTACATAGTTTAAATTTGATACATCTGTAATTATGTTTCGTTTACTAACATTATAACCATTGCCTGTAAGTACACTAATACTTGTTTTAATAGTTGCAGATTTAACTTTAATTACCTCCGAATAATCTATTTTGATTATACTGATTGTTTTTTTATTAACATAATTAATACCAACAACTAACGGTGAATCTAATTTTGACATTTATTGATTTTTATATATTGAATACTAATATATATAAATATTAAAATATAAAAGAAATGTGCGAATTTGTATATATATTATATTAGTTTAATCATGGATATGAACGAGGATGTTACTATACAAGAAATACAATTAGAAAATATTTTAAATCAAATTGCACCAGATTTATATACATCTATTTTTACAGAACAAGATAAATATGAATTAATAGAATATATTATACATACAATCAATGATTACGTAGAAGAAAATTCAAATAGTATTGTCGATCCAGATTTTGATGATATTATATACGAAGATATATCCGATATCATATATGACCAATATGAAAATTATTTATACCCGGAATATTATTTTACATACAATGATACTGTTGAAAACGAATTAACTGAAATTATCGATTTTGCATTTGAACTATTTTATATATGTTTTATTCCTGAACGTTCTCTCAATACAAATACCCAGAACATACAAAATCCACAAAACCCACAAAATCCACAAAACCACCCTAAAAAAAAAGAAGATATTACTAAAATAATAACCTATTTGAAATCCAAACCTCAACCAGAACAACGCACAAATGAATGGTATGAGTTTAGACATAATTTAATAACAGCTAGTAATGCATATAAAGCATTTGAATCAGATTCTATGAAAAATCAATTAATTTATGAAAAATGTCAACCAATTAAAACTGTACATGGAGCTTCTGATACACAAAACCAATCCAAACAAGTTAATATTAATACACCATTTCATTGGGGGCAAAAATATGAACCTGTTTCCGTAATGATATATGAATATATCTACAATACAAAAATAGGTGATTTTGGATGCATCAAACATGACAAGTACTCTTTTTTAGGTGCTTCACCTGATGGAATTAATATTGATCCAAATAATGAAAAATATGGTGTCATGTTAGAAATCAAAAACATTGTCAATAGAGAGATTACAGGAATACCTAAAAAAGAATATTGGGTTCAAACACAATTACAAATGGAAACGTGTGATTTGGATGAATGTGATTTTCTGGAAACTCGTTTTATTGAATATGAAAATGAAAATGCATTTTTAATGGATACAAATAACAACCAAAATATTGAAAAAACAGCGAAAGACGAATATAAAGGGGTTATTATGTATTTTGCTAATAAAGGTGGAAATCCGTTTTATGTGTATAAGCCTATCAATATTAAAACCTATTTAGATTTTCAAACATGGGAAGAAAATGAAATGGAACGATTAGAATCAATCGGTTATACTTGGATTAAAAATTTATATTGGAGGTTAGATTGTTTTAGTTGTGTTTTAATTAAACGAAATACAAAATGGTTTAATGAAAATTTACATTTTTTAGAAGAATTATGGGAAACAATTGAATATGAACGCGTCCATGGATATGAACATAGAGCCCCAAAATCAAGAAAACAACAAAAAAAGAATCAGATAGAAACTACTGGGCTAGAAAAAACATTGTGTTTGATAAAAATAAATTCCGATACAGGGGATGCAATGTTGGACAAAAAAGATTCCAACTATGTGTCAGAGTCATTATCAAATAATGCAACAAAAACGGTACAATTACCTAACTCAACAAATAAATCAAATTCGAACGCAGTCATTTGATGAAAGCAAACATAATTCAAATACAAATACAAATATTACAAAGTGATAACCTTATTATTCAGTTTCATTATAAAAAATATTTAGATTACCTGGTGCCACAAAATATCCATTTCTAGATGTTGCGTTTGTTATTTTGCCGACAGGTGGCAATGATTTTATTATATTAGAAGGGTTATGTTGTATATTATTATACATAGTATTACAAAATTCAACACGCATACAACCACCTAAATCAGGATTGATAGAATAACGAATGTTGTTTGTTTCTTGTTCATAAGATCCTACTTGAAATTGTGGATATCGCCACCATACATCACTACTATTAATATCACGAACACCATACGTCTTTGATTTAGGATAATAGCCATCTAATAAATAATCACCTTGAACACTTGGTTTAGATGTATAATTACCATTTGAATCGATAGCAAAATCAGAATACGCTAAATTGCTTCCAGCAAACCCTTCAGTGCGAAAATTTATATTTTTACATACTAACGAAGACAATACAATAATTATAATAATTAGTATACTCCATTTTATATAATTCACGTGTTTCATGATTTGTATATTTGATTTATATATCTGATTTATATAATAGTTATATAATATTATAGTAAAAATAAATTATAATATTATTGTTAAAAAATATAAAATTAATTATTTAGTAATCATAGAAATAAAATGTCTATCAATGAAATCAATGAAACCAATACAACCATATATAACAATTCCAACAACACAACTACAGAAATGCGTGTATTAAAACGCAATGGTGCATTAGAAGATGTTGCATTTGATAAAATATTAAATCGCGTTAAAAAAATAGGCATTGAAGCAAATATCAACATAAATTATTCATCTTTAGTTATAAAAGTAATAGATCAACTATATGATAAAATTCCTACTTCTAAAATCGATGAATTAACAGCAGAACAATGTGCATCTCTTTCTACAAAAAGTCCAGAATATGGAATATTGGCTGGTCGTATAGTTATTTCAAATCATCAAAAAAATACTCCATCTAGTTTCATGATTGCAATGAAAACCTTGTATGAATTCAAAGACGTTCATGGCATTCATAATCCATTAATATCAGAAAAAACATGGCAAAATATTCAAAAAAACATAGATGATTTGGAAGACATAATTGATTATAATCGTGATTACTTGATTGATTATTTTGGATTCAAAACATTGGAACGTGCCTACTTGTTTAGAGTCAATGATAAGATTATTGAACGACCACAACACATGTGGTTACGTGTCTCTATTGGTATTCATGGTGATGACATAGAAGCAATTAAAGAGTCATATGATTTAATGTCGCAAAAATATTTCACACATGCAACTCCTACTTTGTTTAATGCTGGTACTAGGCGACCACAATTAAGTTCATGTTATTTAGTTGCATTAGAAGATGATAGTTTAGAAGGTATTTTTAATACTTTGAAGGATTGTGCTAATATATCAAAATGGGCAGGAGGAATAGGTCTTCATATTCATAATGTTCGTGCTAATGGGTCACTCATAAACGGAACCAATGGAAAATCTACTGGTATTGTTCCAATGTTGCGTGTCTTTAATGATACTGCAAAATATATCAATCAAGGTGGAAAAAGAAACGGAAGTTTTGCAATATACCTGGAACCATGGCATGCTGATGTTGAAGATTTCTTAGAAATGAAAAAAAATCATGGCGATGAAGAATTAAGGGCTCGTGATCTTTTTTATGCTCTTTGGATTCCAGATCTTTTTATGGAACGCGTTAAAGACAATGGTAAATGGTCGCTTTTTTGTCCAAACGAATGCCCTGGATTACACAATATATATGGAGACGCGTTTAATAAACTATACAAACAATATGAAAATTCAGGTAAATCAAGAAAAGTTGTAAATGCACGTGATTTATGGTTTAAAATATTAGACGCACAGATGGAGACAGGGACACCATATTTATTATTTAAAGATCATGTAAATAAAAAATCAAATCAAAAAAATCTTGGCACCATTATGTCGTCAAATTTATGTACAGAAATAGTGCAGTACTCTGACGATAAAGAGTCATCTGTATGTAATTTGGCAAGTATCGCACTTCCACTTTTTGTCGATGAAACCACTAAAGAATTTGATTATGAAAAGTTACATCATGTTACAAAAGTGGTGACAACCAATCTGAACAAAATCATCGATATTAATTTTTACCCAACTGAAAAAACCAAACGCAGTAATTTATTACATCGTCCTATTGGAATCGGAGTGCAAGGATTAGCGGATGTGTTTTTTAAAATGAACATTCCATTTCATAGTGAAGAAGCAAAGGCGATTAATAAAAACATATTTGAAACCATTTATCATGGAGCATTGGAGAGAAGTAACGAATTGGCAATGGAACGCGTTAAATTATTCAAAGCTCACCCTCTATATAAAAAATTGTTATTCGAATATGATAATGATAACAACAATCATGAAAATACTAATGAATGTGAATATTTTATTTATGAAAATGAATCAATGAATCTATTAAACGCTGAAAAAAATAATATCACCTACAACAATCATTTAGGTGCATATAGTTCTTTTGAAGGGTCACCTGCTTCAAAGGGTGTATTGCAATTTGATATGTGGGGAATTGACCCTACCAATGAGAGATATAATTGGTCTATTCTTAAAGAATATATTATTGAATATGGGTTACGCAATTCGCTGTTGGTAGCACCTATGCCTACTGCAAGTACATCACAAATATTAGGGTTTAATGAATGTTTTGAACCTATCACGAGTAATATTTATAGTAGAAGAACGTTGGCGGGTGAATTTGTTGTGGTGAATAAATATTTGATGAATGAGTTGATTGAATTAGGATTATGGAATGATAATATTAAAAACAATATTATTGCCAACAAAGGTAGTGTACAACAACTCACAATGCTTCCTCCAGAAATTCGAGAGAAATACAAAATCGTTTGGGAAATACCGATGAAACATTTGATCGATATGTCGGCTGATCGAGGCGCTTTTATTTGTCAATCTCAGAGTTTAAATTTATGGTTAGAAGATCCTAATTACAATACACTGACATCCATGCATTTTTATTCATGGAAAAAAGGATTGAAAACGGGTATTTATTATTTGAGAAGAAAAGCAAAGCATCAAGCACAACAATTTACAGTGGAACCGGATAAAGATGACAATTGCAATGGTATTGGGAATGTAAACAATAACAATGGAGACGAAATATGTGAAATGTGCTCTGCATAGTATTAGTATATGAATAATGTAAATTACTGTTTAGAGATAGTGCTATTTTATATAATATAATAATTCAATTATTGTATTACTATTCTTATTATTATAGAAATTATGAGTGTTGGAAAGCACATTATATTAGATTTATACGAGGTAAACACAACAATTCTTCAAAGTATAAATACATCAACGGTTTATCTTTTTAATGATTTTATAGAACATACTTTAAAGACCGCAAATGTACATTTACTTTCAAAAAACATTCATTTTTTTGATTTGAATCATGAAAACAAAAAAATAGATGGCGCATTTACTGCGTTGTATTTACTAAGTGAATCACATTTAAGTATTCATACATGGCCAGAGAGAGATTACATAGCAATTGATATATTCACATGTGGTAATTGTGACATCAACTATATAGCTGAAAAAATCATTGATTACTTTGAACCCAAAAATAAAAAACTTACACTATTAGAGAGAGGGTAAATACCCCAAATAAAAATAAAAAAATACAGTATAAACATATTTTTTATGATTATATATTTGGGTTATCTACAGAGCATCCATTAATAATTTATTAAACTCGTCATCTATTTGACATATATCTTTTTTATACTGTAATTTATAAAAGCACCGAAAACAAGCATAAATATCATTCAATGAATTGTGCATATTATTTGGTTTTTCATTAAATAATTTATGATATGTCTCTGATAATGTAGGAAATTTTACATATTCTTTTCCACTCGTTTTATTTATTTTTTTAATATTACACAATTCCATACTATTTTTCATCGTACAAAATCTTTTCATATATTGCAATTTGACTATAATCGGTAAATTAATTTTTGTTATACAACAATTGTTCGCATCAAGTGCGGATCGATATATTTCTACAATAATCATATTAATGTCAAAATCTATATTGTGACCTACTATCAAGTCGATTGAATCAATAGTGGTTAGAAATTCTTGCAATACTTCTACGATTGATTTACCATTTTCATTCATTTTATTTCTATCAATACCATGAATTGCAATACTATCTTTTGTCAATTCTATATTTTCTGGTATTTTTACAATATTATCGCTGATTTTAATTATTTTATTTGATTCTGTGTCGTATAGTATATAACTTAATTGTACGATATAAGGCCAACTAGTAAGAGTGTTTTGATTAATTACCTTTGTTTTTGGCAATCCGGTTGTCTCTGTATCAAAAACTAATACAAACATTTTGATGTTGTTCTATGATTGTGTATATGTATATGTATATGTATGTAAATTGGTAATCTCTATATTTGTTTTTATATATGTCAATTAAAAATAGTAAATCAATTTTATATTTATGTAGGTTTTTTTATTCTTGTTATTATTAGACATATTCTTTGCAAATACCAAAAGTTCTTCTATGCCAAATGGTTATACCATGTTGTTTTATACCATCCAAATGTTTTTTTGCACCATATCCTTTATTGCTATCTATTCCATAATTTTCAATTAAATACGGATGTTTATCACACAATTCTTGGATATATTCATCCCTCGCTACTTTAGCTAATATGGATGCAGCAGCAATCGATGCATATTTATTGTCTCCTCCTTCTACACAAACATAATTATATGTTTGTAGTTTATTGGTTATTTTATCAAACATAGCAATCGGTTTAAAATAATTTCCATCGATAAGTAACAATGTATTTTCTGGTGACATATGGTTATTTTGTATGATTTCATTGATGCATTTATGCATTGCAAGTTGTGTTGCTTGTAATATATTCACTTCGTCTATAATAGATTCATCTATGTAAGCTACGGTCCATGCAACAGCATTTTCTTTAATATAATTTGCAACCTCATTTATTTTCTTTTTTGAATGAAATTTTTTACTGTCTTTTATTTTTGAAAAATCGAAATTACTATGAGAATCAGTGGTTTTTTGATTATACGGTAATATAACAGCAGAAGTATAAACACGTCCAAAAAGCGGACCTCTTCCAGCTTCATCTACACCAATCTCAATTATGGTGGGATCATCATTATAATAAGACTGTAAATGTGTTGGGATGAGTGTTTTTTTTTCGATTTCCATGATTTTTTCTCGATTGTCGTAATAATTATATATTAAATCAATTATATTTTTAATATAACAAACTTTTTTCACTATATACTATATACTACATACAATTTATATAAATAGGGTGAATGAATTTTAAATACAAAGCATTATTACTTTTTGTCATTTTATTATTAGGATTAATATTATGTTCATTTTTAGGAGGTAATTGTGGAATTAACCACAAAGAGGGTTTTACAAAAAACACAACCACTAGT